GTTTTTCAGCCTCATCATAAAGTTTTGATGCCTTGCTTCCCTTGCCAAAACCAATGGTTGACTCACGGAATGATTCCGCGCCTCGTTCAATAGCCTTGCCTGCGGTAGTCGGAGTTGCACGGGATAGTCCCTCTGCAATCTGCTCGACCTTGCCACCAATAGCAGCCTGTTGCTGTTCGCCAAACTGGGCTATGCGACCTGCACCGCCTGGGTAGTTTGATAGCATCTGTTCAACCGATTGCGCCCTGCGACCCGTAGCCTGCCCAACGGTAGGAGTCGTTCCAAGCCGTTCAAAGTCTGCAACAACCTGCTCAATCTGTTGCGGTGATGCGCCCCCCGAAACCAACCGCTTTACTTGGTTAATCAAGGCAGGGGTCGAAGTAACACCAAGACTTGTGATGATGCCTGCTGCGGTCTGCTCTAATGGGGTAGCACCAGATTCACGGGCAACACTCTCAGCAATACCGCCAGATGTAGCAGCAGCAGCTTGCAATGGGATGGCTGTTTGAAGTGCCTTTACAGGAAGTTGCCGTAATGCGCCAATAGGGGAAACATATTCAGTTACAGTCTGAAGTCCACGCTGATACGGGGTTTCTGCCTGTGCAAAGCCCTGCTCGGTCATTAGTTTCTGAACCGGCTGAGTAATGTTTGGTATCTCAATGGCTCGTGCAGGCTTTCTACCTGCCATAAGGTCAGCAGCAGTCGGCTCAGGGCTTAACAAAGCATTTACCATAGCAACAGGTGGCGCATACTGAACAGCAGTAGTTGCAAGGTCAACAAGCCCAGTACCGGCCTTTGCCAAACCACGCAGCATTACATCTCCGCGCCGTTGTGATTCCTCGCTACCGTACCAAATGTTGCCAAGAGTATTCTTAAACTCCTCAAAGAAGGTCTGTGGCTCAGGAGTAGGCTCAAAAAAGTCAGGCCTAACCGTTACCGAAGCAATGGTCGGCGGCTCTTGGACAGGCATAGGCTGAACAGGAACAGGCTGACCAGGTACAAATGGTTTATCGCCGTAGCTCATTACTTTTCGCCTTTTTGGTATCTCATTCCAGTATTTATATCAACATAAACCGTGCCAGGCGGTAAGGCATCTCGTTCCTGCTTATTGGAAACCGCAGCCTGAACACCATAAGTAGCCAAAGCATCGGCCTTGATTTGCGCCAAAGTCTGCCTGTTAGTAGACATCGGGTTTGAAACACTAGGAAGCTGTGACTCAAGCAAACCGACATCAAGATTACTAAATGCGCCTTCGCCTGGGGTTCTGGTCAACCGCTTAACGGTAGCAAGAATGGCTTTGTTGGCAGCGTCAAGTTCTTTGCCTTTGTCAGTCTTTGCCATAAAATACTGGTCAACAGTACCCGTATCAAAGAACGGATTTTGCTCAAGACTATTAAGGGCTTTGTCAATTCGGCTAATACCACGAATCAAGGAAACAGCGTCATTCTGCTCTTTCTTTGCTTGCTTTTTCTGAGCTTCGGCTTCTGCTTTAGCTTTGGTTACTTCAATCTGCGCTTTCTCAGCCTGTGCTTGCTCAAGGTTAATTGCTGCCTGTGACGGCAAGGCTTCATACCGCTTTTGACCAAGAGATGAAATCTGACCGCTAAATCGAGCAGGGTCACGACCTGAAGCACTAATCTCGGCAGGGGTCATGTCACGGAAGGTTTCCCGTGCTTGTTGTCCGGCAGGTGCAGGTTTTCTGAAGGCCATGCCTTGTGGGGTTTGGGTCATAAATTGAGCTTGGCTAGGCTGATATGCCTGACCGCCACCAACAAGAGCATTTCGCGGTTGTGGGGCAAACTCGTCTGCCATGACTGCGCCTGCGCCCCTTAGCATGACATTGCCCATAGTCGGCATAATCTGCGGTTGTTGCATCATCGCATTTTCGTCAATGGGAAAGCCGACATTGGTTTCGCCTGCGCGATTGGTCGGGCTAGGGGCATTGAAGTTACGGGGTGGAAGCTCATTCTGACCAGGGACACCAAGATTATTAACAGGTGCGCTTCCAGTATTCTGCTCAGGCTTCTGTGCGAAAAAGTCAACCGCAGGAACAGGCTGATAATTCTTACTGGCATCATAAACAATGTCGCCAAACTGCCTACTGTTATCAGGGAGAAGCCGGTCAATCACAGGAATAGTTACAGGGTTTCCGGCGGCATCAACACTTTCCAAGAGCCGAACAGTAGGCTTGCTTGCACCATCAGCCTTCTCTGCGCCACGGGCAATAACAGTCGGCTGTCCACCAGGTCGCTGAGCATACCGAACCTGCCCTTCACTCAAGGTAAACTCCTCGGCAGGAACAAGCGGTTCAAGGAACGAGATAACCTGACCAAGTGATTCTTTGTTAGTCGGGTCTTTAGAATCCCAAACAGACGGGAAAACTCCCTTTGCTTCCGGCATCAGGCTTTCCCATTTTTGCCGATAGGTTTGGTACATTGAAGACTGCTTATCATCAGACAGACCGCCAAACTGGTTCATGCTCTGATACAGAGCCTTAGCCTTTGCTTCCTGTTCGGTGCGGGCTTTTGTTTGCAAAGCAAGTTGGTTTTGTTGGGCAGCCAGTTGGTCTTGGGCGGCTTGTTTACGCGCACCATAGATGTCAGCAGTTTGTATGTTCTGATACGGGTTTTGATAAATCATAATATAACCGCCAAGTTAGGATGGAATCATCTTGCTAAAGCCCTCAAGGGCTGCTTGCCACGCATTGTTCTTAGCTATTCGCGCATCGGCTGCTGCTTGGCCTTTAATACCACGAGCTTGTGAGTAGTAGTTAAGGTAATCGGAAAGAGCGTTAGATTGACCGGCTGCGCCTGCCATGCCCGTTTGAACACCGCCCTGAAGTCGGTTCAAGTAGTTCTGCATCTGAGTACTAGCAAGGCCTTGCCCGTAGTCAATAAACTGCTTCTGAGCCTGACCACCGAACAAACCGCCACGAGCAGCCAGGTTACGGGCTATGTCAGACTGGCCTTGTTGCAGGGCAAACTGGTATTCAGGAGATGCGGTTAGGGCGGTATAGTCACCCTGTGCTGCGGCTTCCTCAAAAGCTTTAAGTCGGTTCAAAGATTCTTGACCAAACTCACCATAAGGCTGATACAAAGCACCCTGCTGACCAGTAGTTACTCCGGCCTGGCGAATAATATCTTCCATCGCCTTTGCTATCTTTTTGTTTGCGCTAGACGCAGCACTAGCGCTCATTGCGCTACCAAGCAAAGAACCTGCTGCCGTTACTACTGCATCACCCCAAATCATAAATCCACCTCAAACCTGTATTGAAAGATTGCTACATCACACTTTGGTGCGTTTATAACACCAACCAAGTCAAATCCTGTCTTGCTGATTGCATAATAGCCACTTGTATTGTCAAGTTCAACACACGCTATCAGCTTGGTAACCTCTGCGAAATCCACCAACCATGCCAAGACATCCTCGACACATTCCGATGCCCCGTCTGCCACTTCAGGCATGAAGGCTATGTAAAGTTTATGCACACCATCAATATCGGACTTGCTGATGGATGCCACGAAGGTATGGTCGTCATTGACCAAACAGATACTGTCATCGTAGACCTTGAACAGACTACTGCTAGAACCGTCTAGAATCGCCTGTACCGCGTTTTGGTCATAAGACTGGTGCATCACTCAGCCCTCACATAAAACCGCACACCGAGCGTTCTGGGGCGATTATCAACGGTAGCCATGTTTCCCTGGTTAGCCCCTGACACGCTAGCCCCTGTTCCTGAAGCCACGGTTGTGAAGGCATGGATGTGAAGCAGGCCAAGTGTATTGTTTCCGAAGTACGACCCAACCGCAGATTCTCCTGCATCCGCTAGGTACATACCGTCTGATACCGAAGGGATGGTTTCTGTGCCTAATACATCATACAGCTTCGGGTATTGGGTTCGGCTGTAAGTCGTGCCGGTTGCCAGGTAGCCCGTTGGTGCTGTGTTTGTCAGGGCTGCAATGATACCGCCCACAGGAATCTGAGTCGCGTTCAGCTCTCTAAGGAAGTCATAGAAGTCCTTAGTTGGAGTCCCGTCATCGTTAATAAACTTGATGCGGATATGGGGCAGAAGGTTAATCATTGCGTCAGGTCAAGAATCGCAGCAATCAGTTCACGGCGGCTGTTACCGCTTGTGGATATCTCAAACAGACGGACTTCCATACGGCCTAAGTTATAGAATTGCAGCTTCTTGTTGTATTCGCCCACATCGCCCAGGGTCACCTTGCGGTAGTTGTTGAATGTGCGCCCAAAGTCATCGGAATAGCGGAACAGCACCTCACTCGTGGTATTGGCAGGCACATCGCCCGTATTCATTACCAGTTGCATACTGTTACAGCGTAGGAATTGTTGGTTGTTGTGGAAATACTGTGACCTGCGCTTGCACACAAGCATATTGCTTGCATCGTCATCGCGGTAGTAGTCCCAGTCAAACAGGTACAGGTTGCTATCGTTTCGGTTGATGTTATACAGCTTGTTCCCAACACGCGCGACATCCCAGGTGTTGCTGTTACTAGCCCCAAAGGACTCGCGCCGATGCCAAATCTGCGTACTGATGTCGTAGCAGAAGGTCATGCCATCCTGAATGGTCAGGCAGTAGACAAGGTGACCACGGGATTCCCAAAAGTAGCTGTGAGCCGTGGAGATGTCCTGGGACTTGCCAATCTCGGCCTCAATAGCATGGGTGCTGATACGCTGCGGTTGATACCCGTTAGCCAGGTAAACAGAGCCGTCATCGCCAAGCCAAAAGGGTGTGCCGTTAATGACTTGAATCGAACCCCGTGCCGAACAACCGCGCTGAATCACCGTGCCGTTATTGCGCTGAAAGCTAGTCCCTGCGTTGTAGAAGGTTTCAATGGTGCTTTGGTTAAAGACCCAAACCTCACGGCTCGTGACAGCCAAGCCCACAATGCGGTCAGGGGAAGCCTCAGATGAATACTGGTCAAATGCGCTGAAGGTCAGGGGGTCTGCGACATCAGAAGTGAACCAAGATGTGCCATCGGGCTTTACACCAATCATGTATTGGTCAAGGAAGTTGCAGGCTATCGAGCCGCCAAAGTCCACAATTTGAGTCAGGGTATCATTGGTCGTATTGTAGACATAGCCGTTCTGACCGCTATAAATGCTGATGTCGTAGCCAGTCCCGTTCTGCATAAAGTCCATGTAGCAACGGCCTGAACCAAACACGCTAGTCTTAGTCCCTGTTGCCGGATACATGGTCGCGCTGTTTACATGAAAGCCGACACGGAACAAAGCCCCGTCAACCACAATGTAAAGGGTGTTATCAACGACCAGGGTAGCCTGTGTCGCGCCAGTATCCCACGAGTTCAGGGTAATCGCCTTGTTCGCCGGAACGGTCTTTAGAAGGACAGGACTACGCGCCCCGTCAGCCACTTCTACAATCTCAGGGATGTAGTTGACCGTATCCTGGTTCGCTACGGGCAGGGTGTCGTCTGTGTAAAAACCGCCAAGTATGTTGACAGGTGTGAGAGCCATTTGTTACCCATTCACTATGGTGAAATACATATAAGTCTGTGGCAGTTGGTCAACATTGTTCATTACAGGGGCATTTGCGTAGGCATCGCGCAGCATGGTCGAATAGGCATCATCGGCAGCAGCAGCGAACATTTGAGTCGGCTCAAGCTGATACTCGGATAGCAAGTCCATGCCCAGGATATAAATCATTGCCCGTTTGTGCTTGTTTAGAACATACAGGGTGTCGTTTGCGGTAGTCACATCTACCCATGAAATCTCAAGGCCGTCAGCCTCAAGTCGGTGCATCAGTAGGTTAAGGGTTTCAATACCGCGAGTGATGTCATCGCCCTCAATCTCTTGGCTGTTGTCGCGGATACCGGCTCGATAGAACGAAGCCTTAATTAAATCACCTACGGTTACCATAATCTTCCCTTAAAAAATGGGGGGTATTTCTACCCCCCATCTTATTACTACAAAGGTGTGTAAAACAACCCTTAGTTGGACTGGATACGGCAAGCCAGTTGCGGGCGGATTGCCTTGTAACCGTACAGGATGTCCAGACGGCACGGGAAGCTGTCAGAGTTGACATCGTACTGGCGAACCACACGGATGCTGATACCGTCATACACTTCACGGGCAGCGAAGTCCACACCTTTCGGCATGACCAGGTCGGCGGTGGCGAAGGTGAAGGCATCTTTGTGGAAGGCCAACGAAGTCGTGGTGACATCCGAAGCGGTGTTGTAGACGGTGATAGCAGCATTGTCAGCCGGAACAGCGTTGACAGTTTGCAGCGCACCCGAAGCCACAATGCTCGGATAGATGGACACAGTACCTGCGCCACCTGCGTAGTCGGCAGTCACAACGAATTGCTGCACAATGCCAGTAGACAGGCGGGATTCAGGGTGAACCGCGAACACATTGGCAATGGAGAACACAGTACCCTTCGGCATTGCGCCAGTACCAGTATCGACAATCAGCGAAGCACCAGACTGAGCAGCACCGTTGACCAGGTAACTTGCGCCTGCGCCATTGGTAAAGTTCGGAATCAGGGTGTTTTCGTAGATGGCATCAAAACCGGCAGTCTTGCCGACCATGCCTTCTTTATACTGCTGCGAAATGGTCGAGCTGTCTTGGAACAGACCTTTCAGCGAATCAACCAAGTCCACATTGTCCTGGGTGTTCAGGATAAGACGGCGTTCAGCGTTCGGGGCAAGGTTGTCGGACAGCTTCTTACGGGCTTCCAGGACATTCTTGAAGGTAGTGGCAGAACCGGCAGCACCGACCACATTCGGAACATCTTTGACCATGTTGAAGGCATCAGACTCAACAGAAGCAGCCAGTTGAGCCATAGCCGG